ATATCTTATGCTACCATATCCAGTAAGATTTGTCAAGAAAAATCGTAACGTGTAAGTCCTTGATATTATTGAAAATTAAAAAAAAGATTAGAAACCTTTGGGAGCCTTGGTGATACCCCTATCTTTCATTTGTTGCATCACCCATTGTTTTGCGATAGGGCTCGTCACTTTCTTTTTGAGAAGTCCTCTAATTTGTTTAAATACATCATTGAAAACCTGACTGTCAGTTTTTGATGAATCGTTGTTATCTACAACCACAAAATTCTGTCTGAAGTGCTGACTAAACTTACCTATGTTAGATTGTACTGCTCTCCATGAGTTTGTTGCAACTGAATTTCGAACGCTACGTTCACGTTTTGCATTACGCTCTAGAGCAACATCAAGAGAGGTATTCACAAAAATCATATGAGTGTCATATCCTAGTTGTCTTAGTTGAATAGACTGCTTTGCAATCTTATCGTAGTCCTTACCAGTACCATCTATGATAAGTCCAATGCGACCTTCGACATAATTTTTCTCTCTTTTCTTCGTAAGTGCTTTTGCACGATCACGCAACTTATCTCTTTCTTCTTCCTCACGTTCTGCTTGTCTTGTCCTCATGTCCATTTCAAGACCAGCATCTTTGAGATACTTCTCAAATACGTCATCTGAGTTTACTATACGCAATCCTGTACCACCAGTGGTTTTCCTGACAACGAATGACTTACCGCTGCCAGGGCCACCAGCTAGAAAGAAAGCTTTAAATATGTTGGGATCGTTGAGTCCCTCTTGCAAATCTTGGAAGCTCTTCATAATTACTCCGTAATGTATCTTTTCTATACCCTGCTAATTCTATTACATATTTATCATTATCTGAAAGTTCTTCTAGTACTCTACGTTCTTGTTTCTGAAAGTTCATTTTCTTGATGCGATTTTGAATTTTTGACATTTTAGTTCCTTTCTAAATTCAGATTCAATTTGTTGGGTATTTCTTTTCTTTTGATACATTTCTCCTTTCTTATAGCTGTGGATATAATATCTCTTTTTCAGATATTACTAATGGTGTTTCTTCAGGCTTAGGTTCGTACTGATCATCTGGGCCTTCTAGCTTTTCTGGTAAAGAGTCTTTTACCAAAGTTAAATATGATGAGTGTTTATTAATACTAAAATCAAATTCGTGTTTAATAGCTTTTATGATAAAAACTCCTTGATAAAATCTATCATTTTTACGGTTTGATGAAGTTTTTATTGCTGCAGTTAGGGGTATGTCTATTTTCACGATATCTCCAGCATTAATTGATGTATTACCATGTGTGCCTATATTTAGTATTAATCCTCTGTCTAACTGGTTTGTTGTGGATATTCTTTCTTGTATAGTGTTTTGAGGATCGGGTGCGATAAATGGTTCTGTTCCATCTAATGTTGTATTATTTGTATCTGTTTCACCTTCTGAAATTGAAGTAAGAAATGTCCTAGTTGGAAAGTCAGAGCCTCTAGAACCATCCTTCTCTATTGAAACGTCACTAAAAATAGGATTTTGATTTCCATCATGATAACTGGTTATATGTTTTTCTTTGTCAAAATGATCAAAATAGTTATAAGTATACTCTTTAAAAGATTTACTGTAAATATTATGTACGATAAGTCTAGAACCTAAAACACCAGTAGTATAATTCCATAATTTATTACTATTATTAACTATTTCATAGTCTATTATACTTCCTAGTTCTTTTTCTATGTTAATTATTCCTTTATCAACTTGAGCACCAGCAATATATTTAGTGTAACTTTGTGATATTGGTTGTGCGTATAGACTAGCTAAACTTCTAAAATGATATCCTTTAATAGTCTCAAAAAATAAATATGATGGTGAGGAGTTTTCAGAAATTGCTGATGATGCAGAATTAAGAATTGTTTCAATTACAGTAAAGGGTGAAACATTTGGAGCAACAATTCTTTTTACTCCCCTTGTAGGTTCAATAAAAATTGTTTTTTGACAATCCACTCTATTCATCATTTGTTTTACAATGTCAGAGTAAGCTCCAGTAAGAGAACCGTTGACTCTCGTTCTTTGATTTTTTGTAAGTTCAGCAGATGTAAAAGTAAGCACATAAACTGACACATTATTTCCAGACTCAGCTCTAGCTTGAACAGAATTAATGTGAAGAACATTTTTAGTGAAATCAATTATATCTAACTCATTTTTTAAAGATGAAGTTTGTAACTTTAACTTCAAATACTCTTGACCAATGATAGGGCCTTCATTTACAAATCCAGCTGCATCTTGTATCATTATTTCACCAGTTATTGAACTATTTCTAATATTTTCAATAATATTGATACCAAGAATATTTGCGTCTCTTATATTAATTTTTGCACCTGTGGATGTTATAATTTCTGCCGTTGCAAGATTAAAATCTCCTGCTGCTCTAATTTCAGACATTATAATATACTTTCACCCATAAGATTTTCAAATTCCTCCACGAACTGACTTACATATGCTGGGTCTAACAAACGAATTGACCGTAGAGTGTCTTGTCTTTTTTCCTCAAACTCACGATTTGTAATTATTGTCGCACCAGAATGTTCTGTATTATCAGTTCCTATATCAATTGTAACAGTTGTATCACCAGAGGTTTGTGTTATCTCATAGTGATGTAAACCATCTGGATTAGAGTACTTGTCATTTATAAAGGCTAGAAACTGTGGTGTAGTTAGTGGCCACTGATGATACCTGTCAGTTATATTATTTACATACATAACTATCCAGTGAAGATTAGAATCACCGTAAAGTTTATCGGCAATCATCTCTGGAGTCTGACCCTCTTTTACATTGTAAGTGTCAAATAACAAAGCATTTGTTTTTACTTTTGCTCGTAAACCAACACGTTTCAATAGATTTGTGACAAGTTTATAATCACCATTACCTACAGAATCATAGGGTATGATAGGAAAGTTTTCAAAATACATGATTAATATCCATCTGTTATTTGACCTTGATGTAGCACTTCTAATTCAGTAAAGTTCAGTGTTATGGAACTTTTTTGTGGGGGAGCTCCAGCTCCTCTATTACCAGTGGTTCCCTCATACGCAGTAAATCTATCTCCACCATATTGAACATCTACTTGACTAAGAAAACAACTGTGTATTCTATTCATAAAATTATTTCTTTCACCTTGATACATATATTCAATATCGAAAGTGCCAGGTATATCCATTTCTCGACGCGTAGCACCGTCACTATATTTGGGCATCATATAAAACTTAAACATATGAATTATTTCCTCTACAATCCTTGCTTCCTGCTCACTTTTTGGTATGAAATTAAAAGTATAACTAAAATTTCTTCGACCAACACCCTCAAACATCATCTCCATTTGTGGAGTAATCACGGTTCCAGATGCAAGTTGTTGTAATGCTTTTGCACCAGTAGCAACTACATCGGCTGCCTTTTGTAAAGCTGCTGTAGCAGCTTCTTTGACTATAGGCTTTACTGATTTAGCTGCAGCCTGTGCTTTAGATACATTATCACCTGGCGTTCTTGCAAATACTTCTATTGCTTTATCTACACCACCAGCTAAAAATCCTATATCTTGCTCTGCATATTTACTTTGATAACTAACTTGGACATTTGGAGGCATATATAATGCAATACTTCTTTCGTGTCTCTTTACTGGTAATTTTTTTTGAACTATTGAGGTATTTCTAGAAGTATTCTTTTCGGCCTTTTTCATTTTTGCACCACCAACTACTCGACTTTGAATCTCATTATAACTATCTACTTGAGATATAACGTCTACAGACTGATTAAGAAATTTTTGTAAATCAGCTTGAATCTTAGTAAAATCTTTTTTAGTTTTTGGTGTATGTAATTTTCCATTTACTCTGGTGTTAATATGAAATATAATGTAGTGACCCCCTTGTTTTGGATCAGTATCTACATTAATAGGATATGAAAGAGTATTAGAAGAAGTTGGGCCCAATCCCCCCAATTCTCCTAACCTAGAATTTGAACCTTCTGGATTTAAACCAGCAATTGATTTAACATCCTTGGCAATATCCTTTACTGCTCTATTTGCTGCTCCAGCAGCAACTGCTCTTACTGTATCTGTAATTCCTGTGAGAATCATCCTAAATATCCTTATGAAATACTTTTAATTATTTATAACGAGTTATACATCATGGCATACAAAGGTAGATATAATCCTGTTAATCCTAAAAAATATAAAGGGAATCCTCAGAACATAATTTATCGTTCTCTGTGGGAACGAAAATTTATGGTGTATTGTGATACCAATGACAAGGTTTTAGAATGGGGTAGTGAAGAAATTATTATACCCTATATTTCACCTTGGGATAGTAAAGTACATCGTTATTTTCCAGATTTCTACATTAAGGTTAAGCAGTCTAGTGGTAATCTCAAAAAGTTTATTATTGAGGTAAAACCCAAGAAACAAACTAGACCACCCAAGCCTGTAGTGAGAAAAACTAAGAGATGGATAAATGAGGTTAAAACCTTTGGTATAAACGAAGCAAAGTGGAAACACGCAACTAAATGGTGTAAAGACAACGATATGGAATTCAAGATACTTACAGAGGAAGAATTAGGTATTCGTTATAAATAATATTATGGCACAAAGTAAATATA